GATAAGAGAGAAGCTGCCGAACGTGGTAAATGGGTTGGAACTAAACCATTAGAAGAATCTTTAATGGTAGGGTTTCATATTAATCAATTATATCTTCCATATTATACCAAAGAAAGAGTTCTTCAAGAAAAACCAGATTTAAATCCAATCAATACTGAAAGAATTTATCAAAACGAAGTATTGGGAGAATTTTTCCATGGAGATACTAGTCCAATTTCAGCAGAAGAAATTCGTGAAAATTGTGCCGACTTTGAAAGAAAATTTAGAGCAAGAATAGAACCATCTGAGAATTTAATTGTAACTCTTGGTATAGACTATGGTGCTAGAGCAGATATAGAACAATTGGCTCAGTCAGAATCTGGAAAAATTCAAGGACAATCATATAGCACAGCCGTAGTTTTAGTTGCAAAAGGTCCAGAGTTATTATCTATTGAATTTGCAACTAAATTTAAAAAGAATGACGTAGAGAGTAAAAAAGGAATTATTGATCAAATATACAGACAATATTCTGTAAATTTGGCAGTTGGTGATATTGGTTATTCTAACGATTTTTCATCTATATTGCAAAATGTTTATGGAGATAAATATCTTGTATCAAGAGCCGCTCCCAAAATAAATAATAAAATAAAATTTAATCAAGATATTTTTCCAAAAGAAATTGCTTTTGAAAGAGATTTTTATTTGCAGCAATTATTTGAAAAAATGAAATCTGGTCATATAAGATTTCCATTTGGAGACTATGAGAAAATTGCATGGCTGATAAATCATTGTTCTAGCATGGAGATAAAACCAAGTATTTCTAGGGTGGGCGAACCATCTATTCATTATGTAAAAGGGTCTACTCCTAATGACGGATGTATGAGTTTATTAAATGCTTACTTAGCTTATCTTTATATTGTTTCTGCTGGATTTACAGACAATAATCCATTTTCCATGAAGGCAAGACACGGCGAGCAAACTAAACCTTTAGTTACAGCAGGATATATTCCTAGAAGATTTTAATATGTTTTGTTATTCTTGTAATATTCAATTAACAGATCAAAATTGGTCAAGTGCCAGAAAAAAGCAAAATGTTAAAATTTGCATAAATTGCGTAAGAAAATCAAACAATAAAAGTTATCAAAAAAATAAATTAACTCGCTCAAAAAATAATAAATTAAATTATCAAAAAATAAAAGAAAAAGTTTTTGAATACTATGGAAATAAATGCCAAATTTGCCAAGAAGAAAATTTTAATAAATTATCGTTAGACCATATAGATGGTAATGGTCGCCAACATAGGAAACAAATATTAAAAACAGATTCTGGGTCTCAGTTTTACAAATGGGTATTAAAAAATAAACCAAATAATTTAAGAATATTATGCTTTAATTGTAATTGTGCTCATGAAAATATTATTCAAGAATTAATTATTAATAATAAAGATTATTTAATAAATAAAAACTGCAAATATTGTTTTAATGAAAACAATATTAGAAATTATGTTTGTAACTTTTGTAGAAAAATAGAAAAGAAAAATTATAAAACTAAATTAAAACAATTAGTTTTTAAAACTTATGGCGGAGAATGCAAATTTTGTCAGGTTAATAATATTAATTATTTAACAATAGATCACATTGATAATTCAGGATCGGTTCATAGAAAAGAAATTGGTCAAGATATTTATACTTGGCTTAAGCTAAATGGCTTCCCAAAAGACAACTTTCAGATATTATGTTTTAATTGTAATTATTCAAAAGCCTATATTCCCACACATTTTAATTTTTCTTAGTTATATTATATTTTAGGCATTATTAGCATATTATAGTTGGAGCTTAATAAAATGAGAAAACCAGGATCTTATTCTGAGGCGTATTTGTCACAAAAATCTAACACCCCACAAGTTAGCGCACTTATGGCAAATTCTGTATCAGAATATAGAAGAGAAAAGTTAGCAGAAGAAACAGAGCAAGGATTATTTAAAGATGGTTCTTCTAATAAAATAAGTCCTAAATATGAATTAACTTCAAATTCTAATGTTACCGCATCTGTTGGGGTAACTAAAAATGCTCAAGTAGTTGCTACTACAAACTATCGTGGGAGTGGAGAAGTTTCTAAACAAACTCCAGAAATATATTCTCCATTATGGTTAAATAGCAATTTAAATCTTCCAAGAGATCGAGCCACTATTAATGCTTGGTGTAGAAGCTTTTATGCATTAAATCCATTTGTTCATAATGCAATTAATCTTCATAGCACTTATCCTATTAGTAAATTAAATATTAAATCTCATAATAAAAAAATAGAAAATTTCTTTAATGAAATGGCAGAAGAAATTGATTTAATCAATATATGTGTTCAAATAGCTCAAGAATACTTCTTATTAGGAGAAGCTTTTCCATATGCAGAATTAGACGAAGCTAGAGGTCGTTGGAGCAGATTATTAATTCAAAATCCAGATTATGTAGTAGTTAAAAGAACAGTTGTTGCCGATGAACCTCTTATTATGTTACGCCCAGATGAAAATCTTAAACGCATTGTAACTAGTAATAAGCCAGCAGATATCGAGCAAAGAAAACAACTAAATAATTATATTGTTGATTCTGTTAAAAGAAACGAAAATATTAAATTAGATAATTTTAATATTTCTCATTTGGCAAGAAGAATTGCTCCTTACGAGATTCGTGGAACAGGATTACCAGTAACTGTTTTTCGTCAGCTAATGTTATTTGATAAGCTAAGGGAATGCTACTCAGATGATACTGAAGTTCTCACCGATCAAGGTTTTAAAAAAATATCAGATTTACTAATAAAAACTAGCAATATTAAACTTAATCCTAATTATATTAATGGAATAGAATTAGATTCTAACGGGCAAATTTTATCTGCTTTAACCATGAAAGAAGATTTTAAAGTTGCTTGCTTTAATCCAGAAACAAATCAAGTAGAATATCATAAACCAATAGAACTTCATATGTCTAAATATACTGGTAAAATGGTACATTTTTCTGGGAAGAAAGTAGATTGTTTAGTTACTCATAATCATAAAATTTGGGCAAGTGAACAAACAAATGGTAAATATAAAGATTTCCAAAAAATTCCTGCAAAAGAATTTTTAAATAAAAAGAAATTCTTTAAGTTTAAATCTCAGGCAAATTTTGAATGTAATAATGATCCAAAAACAATTAATATTTGCGAGCATGAGGTTCCAATCGAATTATATTTAAAAATATTAGGATATCTAGTGTCTGAAGGATGCGTTTATTCTAATTTTGAAAATAATAGATATGATGCTCTTATTTCTGTAAATCAATTAACTTCTAGTGATTGCTATCAAGATATGAGACAATCTTTTGATACATTCGCTAATTTATTAGGGAAAAATTCTAATAATTATATTAAAAATAAAGGAAATGGATATTCTAAGAAAACTCCTAAAGAAATATGGGCAACAAGTATTCATGGAAAAGATATTGTAGATCACTTTAAAAAAGAAATTGGCACTGATAATAATACTCATTCACATTTTAAAAAATTACCAAGATGGATTTTTGATTTAAAACCAGAATTAATGAGCATTTTATTAGAGGCTTTAGTTAAAGGTGATGGAACTGAAAGTTTCAGTAAATATAATACAAATTCTAAAGGATTTAAATATTCCACCGTATCCAGGCAATTGGCTGATGATGTTTATGAATTGGTTTATAAATTAGGATATGTTCCAAACATTTGTGTTTCTACCGCTAAGAAAAGCGATGATAGAATAGTAACAGAATATATTGTTATGTGGTCTGATACAAATTATGGACACTATCCGACAGTAAATACTTGTAAAAAAACTTTTAATAATGGCGGCGGGGCGCGAGTCAATGAAGTAGATTATGATGGAGTAGTGTGGTGTTTTGAAGTTCCTACTGGTTTATTTATTACTAGAAGAAATGGTAAAATATCCATTCAAGGAAATAGCAAATATGCTCAAGCAGACGGAATGGTCAATCCTCTTACACTAGTTAAGATTGGTAGCGAAAGTTTTAAACCTACTTCTGCAGATTTAGAAGCATTTAAAGAAGTTTTTGCCTCGGCTCAATATGATAAAGATTTTAAAATCTTTACACATGAAGGAGTCACAGTTGAGCGTGTTGGTTGGGGACAAGGCATTTATGATATCTCTGGAGATATCACTCAGATCATTAAAGAGATATTTATTGGTTTGCAAGTTCCTTCTGTCTTAATGGATGGTGGTTCAGATACTACTTATGCTAATGGTGGCGTTGCTCTAGACGTATTAAGACAAAGATACATGCAATTTAGAAATATGATGGCAACTTGGCTCAAGAGAAAGATATTCACTCCAATTGCCAAAATTCAAGAATTTTATGAATATGAAAATGGCGAGAAAAAATTAATTATTCCAGAAGTTGACTGGAATCATATGTCATTGTTTGATGCTGGTGATTATATTCAAAATCTTGTTAATTTAAGTCAAGGAGAAGGAGAAGC